CTAAATTGGATTACTCCTACAGCCTTAGATTTCTCTTTGTGCTTCTTTGTAGATTTAGTTAATTGGTGTTTATCAAATACCTTTATTAACTCTTTGTTGTATTCACTAACAGCGTTTTCTACTCTTGCGTACTCACGGAACGTTTTTCGTTCGATACGATTAATGTCTTGGTACGACTGCTTCTGTTTTTGCAGTTTAACGTTCTCTTTGATGAGTTCTGCATCGGCAATAGCGTTGATAGTTTTCTTACCACAATCTTTGCACTGATACCTTTGATACCCGTCAGCCCACCCACATTTTATCATTCTTTCGCTAAAACAATGTGGACAAATAAATTTACTCATTAATTCAATATAACAGTGCTATCCCCAGTATATCCTACTGGTTCTAAATGACATTTGCAATTACCTCGACATATAGAGAATCCACTTCTTGGTAATCCAGCTGCTGTCCAATACTCTTTTGTTTCGATTCTACCAGCTCTACCTTTGCATTGAAAACAAGGGTTTTTGCTAACAGTAACCCAAATATATTCTTGGACACCTACTTCTTCGTAAGTTAGCCATTGTGCAATTTGAGATGCACCCGTTATTCCCATAGTTGTATTATTCACAATCGCACTAGACAAAGTTCCAAATATTCTTCCCCCACTTTGTAAATCTTGTAATAAATATAATCTAATAGCATCTTTCGATGCTCCAGAAGCCAACATATTCTTTATTAATAGTTCTAATTCTGCTACAGCAACTACTATGCTATATTGCATATAATTCTCAATCATTTTGCTAGTATCTTCGTAGTTCATCTAACTCTTCTCCAAAGCGTTTTTATAAGTTGCCTTGATTTTATAGTTGCTATTGTGTTGCATCGTTTAATTAATTTTTTACCTACTCCAAACCATTGCCTAACTGGCAAATGACCACTTCCAGTATTGTGATAAAAAGCAATGTCTAACATTTTTTTTCTAACGTTTGTATGAGCTTCTAATTTCATTGCTGTTGCTGTTTTAGTACGAAATAATCGAATCATTTTACCCGTAGCGATTAATGGTTTATTTGAATAGCCTTTTTTTCTTTTTTGTTTGATTGTGGAAGGTTTTAATTTTTTAAGATTTCTATTGTTTATATCTTTAGATTTTTCTACATCTTCTTTTATTTGCACAACTGCAGCATCTGCCATATCGTTTAGCATATTTGCTACCTTAGCTTTGTTTAGCTTAAAACGTGGTAAACCTTTAGGAAGTTCTATTTTTACCATTGTCTATATCCTTTAAAATTGATGTTGCTAATTTCTTGCCTAAATCGATGCCTTGCTGTATCTGCTTAGAATTGCTTTTATAAAATTCATTAGATAATTTAGTCATATACTCAGTAGGGTTTTTCATCAAGCTATCTAAATTAATATTCTTTAATACTTCATCTTTTCTATCTCTAACAGAATCACGTAATTCATCTAACTTTCTTTGGTGTTCTCTTATTTTATCTTCGCTTGACATTACCAAGTTTTACACGCCCAATATCTAGGCGTTGTTTTATCTTTTGCAGTACTACACTTCATCCTAGCTCTAAAAGATTTCCTTCTAGCTGGCGATGATTTCTTGATTCGCATATTTGGGTCACCAAAGGTTACACGTTTAACTTTACCTTTAGATTTTACGTAAACTTGCGATTTCTTTTTACCATAGCTTGGCTGTCCTTTTCTAATATAGCTTGGCGTGTTGAGCTTTACTTTTTTTCCTCTATATATAGCCATTATTTCTTTTTTTTCTTTTTTAATATTTTTTTAGGCATTTTCGTTTGCTCCAAAATGCTAGATAATCTTCCCACAATGGTCTTGCTGTTTCATCATCAGTTCCAAACTTATCGGGATTCTTCCATATCATATAATCAACAACGTCTGCTATTCCATTAGCAAACTTCCAATCCCATTCTTCTCTTTCTCTTTCAAAATCTGGAAAATCAATTTCAGAAAAATCTATAGAAAATTCTTCACGTAAACCAGCGTTTGTTTCTACTTCTAATATTTTAGATTCAACTCTATACATATGCTTCTCTAATCTTCTAAACTTTTCTACATCATCTTCTCTTGATTCTAATAGCTCTATATTTTCAATCTTTAAAGCAACGCCAGATTTATTTCCAGATAATCCAAAATCAAAGCTTAAATGATGATTCATTGCTACATTCTGTAATTGGAATTTAATTCCGTCTATAATAGCTTGTATATTCACATTAGGGTTTAAATTAGTCATTGTTCCATCATCAAGCACTACAACCTTATTTAATCCTAATTCTATATTGTTCGTTTGTACTTGTCCTTGAATAACAAATTGCCCACCAGCTTTTCTAATATGATGTTGTAGCATCGTCATTGCTATATCTATTTGACAATTCGCATCGCATATATCTACAGCTTGTCCAACGTTTAAAAACTCGTCTATTTGATGATTAGGCTGTATAAACACAAATGGGAGGACACCATATGGATTAATATTATCTTCATTGATTTGTATCACATTTCCACCAGCATCAAATCTAAAATGTTGTTCGTTATCCCAATAGACAAACTCATCTTCTTGTGTTTGATAAATGCTATCAACTGTTTTCTTTGCTGGGTATACAATTCCAATAGGGTTCATTGGGTCATCTTTATCGAATACGGGTTCAAATTCTAATCTTGGTATATATACGAATTTATCATCTTTCCAAATTATCTGCAACGCAATAGTGCCTAAAAGATTATGTATTCTTTCAATTCTTTTTAGTGTAAAGTTTTTATCTGTAGTGTAATCTTGGTAATTATCATTCTCTACAACTCTTTCGGGTGGATTTTTGTAGCACAAACTAATTCTGTTAATTAATCTTCTTGTGAAATTAACTGTATACAACGGTATTTCTTGTTGTAAAGTTCCACTAAAATATTTTTTAATATATTTTTTAGTATTATTGTATTGGTAATAATCGATGCACATATCTTGCTGTTCATACATTTTATCCCGATTGACAGCCTTTAATGCTTCTATTGAATCTTTTATAACTTGGTCTGCACTTGAAAAAATCATTTTTTATCTTCCTTAGTTTGTGGATTTTGTTCTTCTACTATTAGTTTTTCCAAGACCTCTATAGCTCCCAATATCCTAAAGTGTTGTGTTTTCAAACTTTCTATTTTAGATTCATATTGTGCAATTAATCCTTTTCTAATTTTCATACTTCCCCCATTAAGCCATATATGTTCTAGTTTCTACCCGTCTAACCGGAAATTCGTAATCGATAAAATAACCTATAGCATCGCTCATATGAGTAAGCTTAGGATTAGATTTGTCTAACTCTCGTGTATGTTCTTTTAGTGCTACTTGCTCAAAGTCATTTATAAGCGCTTCACATCGTGGGTCTATTTGCATTGTGTCAAAAGCTTTATTAACAGAGTTTAATCTGTCTACAACATATGGTGCGTGTTTCTTTGCTTTAACTAACATTCCACCTCTACGCAAAATATCGTGGTCTGTTGCTTGTGAGCTTGTTGATTTCGCTTTTCCACTTGGGTCTGGATAGCAAATATAGTTATCTCTAATAGGATTACGCTTGAAAACATCCTCTTTAGCATACTTAGATTTAGGATACTTCGATTTCAATATATTTACTATTCTTTCCGTCATTAGCTCATTTTCGCCTTGATGTGTTATTACTATTTCATCTATTACTCTAATTTTAGGATGCTCATCATATACTTGGACTACACATCCACACATTGGTTCAACATTAAAGTCTATGCAAAATATAATCCGTTTGTCGGGATTGTAAGGCGTTGCTTTCACGTTCTTCCTACGGTCAAACATATAATAGGCTTGTCCGTGTTGCATATTGACGTATTCGCCATTTAAATACGCTTTAACTAATTTTGCATCGTAATTATCTAGTAGAGAGTCTATAAACTCTTGAGGTAAGTATTTATTGTCTGTGGTTCGCCCATTAAACAATTTGTATCCACTTTTAGGGTTTTTCTTCCAATACTCGTAGTGCCAATTAAAGCCTTCGGGTGTTGTTGTTGTAAACCCAGTTAAATGGAAGCCATCTCTTAATCTCGAAATACCCATTTTCCAAGCAGAATCATTCTTTAATAAAGCTGCTTCATCTATCCCAAATGCAGCGAGGTTTAATCCAGCCCATCTTTTCCAGTTCTCTGCACTTCGTAATATAATACATCCAAAACCATTTTTCCAACTAATATTATATTTAGTTTCGCCAGCAATGTATTTAAATGCAAATCCTAAATCTTTTAATAGTTCTTCTAATGTAGGTTGTAATACATCTCTCATCATCGGATAAGTAGGTTCTGCCAGTAGAATTATTTTACCGGGATTACGCCCTAATTCTATTATGGCCTTCAAACATAATGCGAAAGTTTTACCGCTACCATATCCAGCAACTAACGCTGGGAATTTTTCTTTTGTTCTTATGAAGTGGTTCTGATGCTTAAATACTTTATATTTCATCTAAATCGAAACCTTCGCATAACTCGCTAACATCGCCTATTGGTGTTTCGGCTTGTCCTAAATATTGTTTTCCTAACCATATCAACATAGGAACGCTTCCGTCATTCTTATAATTTCCTTGTACATCTTTAGTTCCTAACGCTCTTGTCCATTGAGCTCTACGCAATGACATCTTACCACTTGCTGATTCTTTTTTATAGTACTCTGCAAAAGTCATCTTATATTCTGATTTAATTCTTCTTGTTAAAGTATCTATTGAAATTCCTAGTACCGAAGCTATTTCTTGTTCAGTACATTGTATTGCACACAATTTATTAACTATGCTCCAATCGATACTTTTGCGTGGTCTTCCCATTTTAGCCATTTTTTAATTTACCTATTTTTTCTCTATTTAGCACATCACATATAGTCCAATATTTATAACCTTTGTAATCGTAATATCTATATTTTTTCTTTGTAGTCCATATGTAGAAATATTCATCATAACCTTTTTTTTGTATTAACAAATCCATAGCAAGGAACATAAATGCTGTATTATTGTCCATAATAATATATTCGTGTGGTCTTGGTCTATCTGTTTTTCTAAATTCATACGTTTTTAAACATTCATCAACAACGTATTTAGCTAACTTAATTGTATTAGGTAATTCGTCATCTTCCCAACCCGTATTTTTAAATCTTTTAGGAAAATTTTTAATTTCTGTTTTTTTAAATTTTAGTTTAATGTCTCTCATCTAATTTGAAACTCCTTATAGCAATGTGGACACGCTATCGTTTTAGGCTCTTTATCGTAGGCTTCTCGCATAGATTTAAACGTGTTCATCATTTTATCTTCTGTAGCATTAAAATCTTCTTGGTTTACGTCTTTAAAATCTACTCCTAAATTAGTTTCTAATTTTGATAAATCTTTATCTTCAAAATAAAAATCTAAAATATCGCTTCCTCCTATATCTCTAAGCTCTATATATAAATTATCGTTCCAATTAGCAAATTCAGAAGTTTTGTTATCTATAATTCTATATTCTTTTGCTTTTTTATCATCTAAATCTAATTGCAAAACATCTACTTCTACATAGCCTAATTCTTTTAAAGCCATTAATCTTGTATGCCCCGTAATTACTACATTTTTTTTATCTACAGTTATGTAAGAATTGTAGCCGTAATCTTCAATGCTTTTTTTAACTTTAGCAACTGCTTCTTCATTGTCTCTAGGATTTCTCCAATATGGCTTAATGCTATTTATATCAATTTTTTTCGTTTTGGGCATCGTGATACTCCTTCTCATTTTTTAATTGTAGTCTATTTTTCCAAGCTTTTTTATATTCTGTATTTTCAAATAATTTAGCAAATCCAGTAACGTATTTTAATCTAATCAGTTCCTCTTTTTCTAAACCAATTTCTTTGCAGATTGTTGCATCATCCCACCCTTCATCTAACATATTGAATACCATATTAGCCATTCCATTAATGTTATGTTTTCCTCTTGCTCTATTATGTCTAATAGTACTAGCCATTCTATCGTTTATATCTTTATCAATAACCACAATAGGCAATTTACCATTAGTGCTTTTTCTTATATCTTTATATGTTTTCATCGTTAAATATCTATGGAATCCGTCTACAATAACGTAGATGTCTTGTTCTTTATCGTATATAGTAACTACGGGCTGTGTGTATCCGTCATTTTTAATACTTTTATATAACAACTTCATTTCATTCCGTGCAACGCTATTAGGATTATAATCGTTTGCAGTTACTTTTTCTATTGGTACCCAAAGTACCTT